CGGAACTGCTGTTTACTTCGGCCGGCCTGCGCATCCGGCGCGTGATCGGCTACCTATGCGAGTACCGGCCTGCGGAGATCTCGCAGAAGTGCCCGCCGCAGGACGCGGTGGGCTGGAAAGAAATCTGCGTGGACGCAGAAGAAACGCATTCAGAGAAGCAGGCGGAGCCCGAATGCAATTGAACGCAGCGGCGAAAACGCTGCCCGCGTTTTTACCGGCTCTCTCGGTGCTCGCAGCGGAGCTTTCGAGGCGGAAGCGCAATAAGATAGACACGCTCTTTCCCGATGAGGGCAAGTACGCCAGACGCCTCTACCCGAAACACATGGAAGTGATCGCGGCCACGGCGCACTGCAATCAGGTTGGCTTCATCGCCGGCAACAAGATCGGCAAGACGGAGCTGGGCTGCTACTGCGTCAGCGTGTGGCTCACGGGCCGCTATCCGGCCTGGTGGCACGGCCGGCGGTTCCCGAAAGCGACCACGATTTGGGTGTGCGGGGAAAAAAACTCCGTCGTTCGGGATAGCCTGCAACTCAAGCTGCTCGGACCGCTTTCCGAAATCGGAACGGGCCTGATTCCGGGCGGCGCCATCGTTCGCGCCACGCGCAAGAGCGGGCTTTCCGACGCCATCGACACGCTGAGCGTTCGGCACGTATCGGGCGGAACAAGCACCGTCCGCTTCAAAAGCTACGAAGAATCGCGCCGGAGTTTCCAGGCGACCGATATCGACGTGGCGCTCGAGGACGAGGAAATGAGCCTCGAGATTTACGTGGAGATTTTAATGCGCACGATGGTCAAAGAAGGGCTGGTGCTCGCCACGTTCACCCCGCTTTCCGGCTGGTCTGAGGTCGTGACGCAGTTCCTCGGGGGTCCGGGTTGAGCGGGAAGATCGCGATTCAGGCGGGCTGGGACGACTGCGCGCATTTATCCGACGAAGCCAAGGCGGAAATGCTTTCCGCGATCCCGGAATATCAGCGGGATGCGCGCAGCAAGGGCATCCCCGACCTCGGCTCGGGCGCGGTTTATCCGATTTCGCAGGACGATTACACCACCGACTTGATGCCGGCCGCCTCCTGGCCGCGCGCGTATGGGCTCGACGTCGGCTGGCGGGAAACGGCGGCGATCTGGATCGGCTTCGACGCGGAAACAGCGATGGCGATCGCCTATGACGAATACTTTCGCGGGCAGGCCGAGCCTGCGATTCACGCGGCAGCGATCAACGCCAAAGGCGCGTGGATACCGGGGGCCTGCGATCCGGCGGCGGCCGGCTCGAATCAGATCGACGGGCGCTGCCTATTCGATGTCTACGCCGAGCTGGGGCTCAACCTCTCCCCTGCCGATAACGCGGTCACGGCGGGCACGACGAAGGTCTGGAATCTGCTTTCCACCGGCCGGCTCAAGATCAACAAGCGGCTGGTGAATCTGCTGCGCCAAATGCGCATCTATCGCCGCGATGAGAAAGGCGTGATCGTGAAGGCCGACGACCACGGGCCCGACGCCCTGCGCTATTGCGTCATGACCGGCCCCGGCATCATGCGCAGCGCCCCGGCCTCCGCCGGGTCGCTCGATAGCTGGCTCCGGCGCGGCGGAGCCAAGTTCAGCGGTTAGTCCCGAATCGAATCGAATGAAAACCCCGCGCGCGAAAAAGACCGGCAAGGCGCTCGACGAATGGCTGACGTGGGTCCGTGAACAGTTCACTCTGATCGAAGAAGCGGAGGCGCAAATCCGCTCCGATGCGCTGGAAGACTGGGCCTTCCGCGCGGGCGATCATTACCCGGAAGAGCTGAAGCGCGCGCGTGAAAGCGACTCGCGCCCCTGCTACGTGATTAACCGCGTGCAGCAGATCGTGCGCAACCTGACGAACGAAGAGCGGCAGCAGCGGCCGGCGATTGAAGTCTCGCCCATCGGCTCAGGCGCGGACGTGGAAACGGCGGAGGTCCTGCAAGGCGTGGCGCGGCATACCGAGCTTGTCAGCGATGCCGATATCGCCTACGACTGCGGCTTCGATGCGATGGCGACGGGCGGCTTTGGCTACATCCGCGTGATGCCCGAATACATCTCGCCCAAGTCCTTCGACCAGGAGCCTCGCTTTCAGCGCGTGCTGAATCCGTTCTCGGTCTATTGCGGTCCGGCCAAAGAACCGGACTATTCGGACATGCGGATCTGCCTCATCACGGAAGGCATTCCGCGCGATCGCTACGAGGAGCTGTATCCCGATTCCGAAGTCGCGGGACTGACGGAGTTTGAAGGCGCGGGCGACCGCGCGCCGGGCTGGATGACGGCGGATGAGATCCGCGTGGCGGAAGTCTTCTGGATCGAGTCGGAAAAGAAGACCATCGTCAAGGGTACGGACGGCAAGAGCTATTACGAGGACGAGCTGCCGAAAGGCGTCAAGGCGGCGCGCAACAAGAAGACGGGTGAAATCTACACGCGCGAGACCGAATTTGATACCGTCTACTGGTGCAAAACCAACGGCATTGAAATCCTCGAAGACGAGCTGGAGGTCGCCTGCGATCGCATCCCGGTGGTGCCGGTCCTCGGCGAAGAGTTCATCGTCAACGGCCGCCGCTACCTGATCGGCGCGGTGCGCTATACGCGCACGCCGAACTTGATGTACGATCTTTGGGTTTCGGCGATGGCGGAATCGATCGCGCTCGCTCCGAAAGTGCCGTGGATGGCGACGCCCGCGCAACTGGAGGGCTTTGAGCATTACTGGCAGACGGCCAATACCACCAACTGGCCTTACCTGCCGTACAATCCCGATCCGAAGGCCAGCGGGCCTCCGTCGCGGCAGGCCATCGAGCCGCCGATTCAGGCCATCACCGAAGCGCTGGCGCATGCTGATGCCGATCTGAAGAACGTGTCGAGCTTTGATCCGTCGCTCGCGCAGCACGGGCCGGTGCAGCCGGCCAAGGCGCTGCTCCTGCGCAAAGAAAATAGCGACCAGGCGAACTTCGGATTCCAGGACAACATGTCTCGCTCCATCCGGGCCTGTGGCCGCATCGTCGTTTCCATGTGGCAGCGCCTCGCGGATGTGCCGCGCACGGTCAGAATCATGAACCCGGATGGAACGAAGGATCTGGTGCAGCTCGGAATGCCCACGCTCTACAAGGGCGCGCAGAAAATTTTCGATCTGACGGTGGGCGAGTTCGATGTCGCGGTGTCCACGGGTCCGAGCTACGCTTCGCGGCGCAAGGAAGCGAGCGAGTCGATTCTCGGCCTGGTGCAGAGCTTCCCGCAGTTGATGCAAGTGGCGGGAGATTTATTGGTCGGTTCAATGGACTGGCCACAATCCCAGGAAATCGCAGCGCGGCTCAAATTGATGCTGCCCGCTCAGCTTCAGCAGGACGAGAACGGCGGGCCTCCGCCGGTGCCTCCGGCTGCGCAACAGCAGATGGCCGAACAGGGAAAAATGGTCCAGGCCCTTACTGCCAGCGTCCACCAGCTCTCTGCGAAGCTCGAAGCGCAAGCGGTCCAGGCCGCCAGCAAGGAGCGCATCGCCGCGCTGAACGCTGAGGCGATGCTTACGGCGGCGGCGCTAAAAGCGAAGACCGCCGATTCGCAGTTTGTGTTCGACAAAGAAACCGAACATATCGACAGAATGCTCGGAGTCGCCCAGCCGATCATCGATCCTGCTCAAGGGCTGGAAGCCGGGCCTCCGCAGGCGGGCGATCCCGCGCAAGCGCAGCCCGCTGCTCCACAGCCGCCGCCATCGCCCGCGCCTCCGCAGGCCGCGCCGGCGCAGCCGCTTGCAGGTTAACCGGTCCGCCAAGGATCAGGGCCACGCGCAGCGCTTGCAGGATCAGGCGAAGTTCTGGCCGGCGCCGAATGCCAATCCGGCGCCGCGCGGGGTGAACTTCACGAATTCCGGCTCGCATTACAAACCGCACGATCTGATGACGGCGGTGAATCAGTGGCCGGCGCCGGCGGCGGGGCTCTGCGAGATAGCCTGCCAGTCTTCTGTCCTGGTCCCGGCCAAGCCGAAGAGTGGGCTGCTTTCCTCGCCTGCTGGCCGGAAGCTGAACCCGCTTTTCGTGGAGAGCTTGATGGGGCTGCCGCTCGGTTGGACCGCCTCCGAGCCCTTGGGAACGGCGTCGTTCCGCTGGTGGCTGCGCACGCATACCGAAGCCTTCGCGCGGCTTTCGAAGAACAAGTTTAAGCCGCTCTCCGCGTAACGCGGACGGGCGCACGTTTCTGGCTTTCACCGGCTGGATGTATGCAAATGGAAAACGAACAAACTCCCGCACCCCCAACGCCCGTTGCGGCGACTCCCGAACCCGCTTTCGATCTGGCCACGTATCGCGCTTCCCGCGAGCCGAAGGCTGCGACCGAAACCGAAACGAAAACGGCTGCTAAGCCAACTGCCGAAGTGACCGAACCCGCTGCCGCTGGCGCTGAAGCGCTGGGCGATGCGGAGACGGAAACCGAGCCCGTCAAGAAAAAGCTCGGCGGCTTTCAGAAAACGATCAGCAAACAGTCGGAAGAAATCGCAGACCTCAAACGGCAGCTGGCGGGCACTCCCGCTGGATCTGCTCCAGGTGACGCGAAGCCCGCTGAAAGCACGACGGAAGCAAAGCCCGCTCCCGCCGCTGCTGCGGCGCCCGATTACGAGAAGGTCAAGGCAAAGCCCCGGCTCGAAGACTCCGCCGACCTCGCGGAGTTTACCGAAAAGCTGGCAGATTGGACGCAGGACCGGCGCGACTGGCTGAAGGCAGGCAGAGAGGCGGCGGCAAAGCAACAGGCCGCTGTCGTCACGCTGGCCGGCCGCTGGAAGGCGAGCGAAACCGCGTTCAAAACCGAGCATCCCGACTACGCCGAAGTGGTCAAAGGCGTGGACGATGTGCGGCTCTCTGCCGCGCATCAGACGTTATTTCTTGAGTCCGAAAACGGTGTCGCTCTGGCCTACCAACTGGCGCAAAATCCGGCCGAACTCAGGCGCATCGCGGCGCT